AACTTGCAGATATATTAATTCTGTATATACCTCCATCGTAATCCACTATTGGTTCTGTTGTTACATACGACCCATTTGAAAAGACCCATGTTTTACTGATTGTCAAGTTAGATCCGTCACCTTTTATAAATGAAATATCAAAGTATTTATCTTGGAATATTGTAGGTCTTTCAAATAAAGTCAAGAATTTAGACCCTATTAAGTCTGAATCAATTACATACTCACTCAAGTACCCTGAATATCTATTCTTAAATTCTAGGATTGAATTAGCTGCGACTCCTTCAAAATTACCCTGATCGTTAACCGGATCGGTTTCATGTACACTTATTTGAACGTCGTATGGAAACTCACTAACGTCATAGGCTTCCTGAAACGTTATATAAAACTGTGTGAAGAAATCTATGTTATTAGGGAGTGTGCCTAATAAAGTATTGTTACGTATTTCAATATAGCTTTTAAGTATCTCGCTAACGGAAAAAACTACTTCATTATTTTCGTCAGGTATATATTTTAAAGTGGCAGCAAGTTCGTAAGGTTTTTTAGAAGCCCAGGTATGACTTGCGTTTAGTCCTGCATATAGATTAACAATTACATGGTAATTATTCCTGTAACGCTGTATACTTATTAAGCTCCCCCCTGGAGTTGTACCGTCGAAATCAAGTACAGTTAACGTAGTTGATACAACTTCCACTACCCTTAATATTACAGGTGTATCGCTACCATCGTCTAAAGAAACGTAATCCAATTCTAATAATGCATCTGACCCTGTCAAAGCTGAATGCTGAACAGCAAAATAACCATTTACGAATCCGTACGGGGTTATTGTTACAATAGGATCATTAGTGTTGGTGGGGTAGAAATCGCTTTTAAGCTTGTATACAATAGGCAAATGAACACAGCTCCAATCTACTTGAATAGTTGAATAAACTGTTGCGTTAGCCTCCACGACAAAACTAACCCGTGAATCTTGTGGGTTTTGTTTAAAGTATGTTACCCCGCCGGATTTTTCAATATACCAAAATCCATTGTAGTCTTCTATGTTTGATTGGATATAGATGTAATCACCAGTACTTAAAGATAATGAATCCGTAAACCCAGCCTTCCCTGAACTATTATAAATGGTAACGGATGCCGATGAATCCACCTTACGCCCAATCGGCCTCTCAATTACTTGTACCATATACCTGCTTAATGTTTAAAACTAATTGACTTGCAAATTTATTCAATATGTCCTTGGATATGTTATTAACTAATCCTTGGTTTATCACGTTGCTTATAATATCTTGACGCCCTCCTTTTTGGAATAGCTTTGTACCGTGTTGGTGAATATTCTTAGCTATCGCGTATGCTGATGATGGATCTCCCCCTTTTGCGGTTAACCATTCTTTAATGGAGTTCACAAAGTCATAAGATGGTTTAGTATACTCCGGGGTTGGCTTTCGGCCTGTTTCAACAACAGCAATATAAGGCTTGCCAATTATCTGTAATACTAATTTATCTCCTTCATTGGTGACTGTATATCTCAATGATTGAGCGGTGCGACCCGTCGCATTTGTACCAGTTGAAGCAAGGTTTCGTTTGATCTGCTCTACAGAAGTATTACCGTATTGGTTTAATATGGACACCAAGTCAACAAACATCTTCACAGTAGTTCCAATTGTCAGGTACTTGTACTTGGAAAGTCAGGATGTGCCCTGTTAGGATGTCCGCCAATGCTTTAATAAAAGGCGTAGAGTTTATTGCGGTAATTACAATCTCTTCATTCTGACTGAAGAAGTTTAAGTTTTGAATAAATGTATCAACTAATTTATCAGTCTCATCTAGAATTAAAGAGTATTCTTCTTGTGTTGAGCTAGCCTTATCTAGCTCATAAAAAGCCATTGATATATTCCAGATCTTAACAAAGTTTGATGTGTTGTTTACTGTATATGAGGCGGTAGAATTAATAAGCCCTAGGACTATAAATGGATAACGCTTATTGCGCATTACGTCAAAATCTGAATCCCGGCCATATGTGAATTGGATATCATCCCCTAATTTCTTAGCGGTGTTCTCGATAAGTAACCGTAATGCTTTGTGGCTCACGGTATCAAATGTAAATTATTTCTTATTCATTAACAATTTATGATACTCAGATTGTTTTTGAGATCTCCAGGCCATAAAAATGTGTTTGTAGTAGAATCTACGGGCAGGCCACTTGTAAAGCTCATCCTCAGAAACATTAATGGCTAGCGAGATTTCCGCAATCGTCGCGTAGGCACCGAACTTTTTTTGGAACTCTGGGAAACCGGCTTGGATTTCTTCAACTTCGGGTTCGTAGTTTGGGAGTTGGTCGTGGTGCCAGTTAATAAGTTCAACAGCTTTAAGAAAAAAAAACTTCCTGCCGTTATAACCTCGTGCGCCGGCATTTCCATGACTTCTGGAATCATTAATTTGGCCTTGTCTTCGTCGTATTCCCCGTCTCTTAGCTTTTGAAGGTAAATGGCGGCATAGTTTGCATAAGCTTTTGTATGGGCTATAATATCTTTTTCAGGTACACTACGTATTACTATGCTCATATCCTCAAATTGTCCCAGGCTTTCAAATTGAACATCGAAAAATCCTTTTGAATTTAAAGGGAGCTTGTATTTTCCTATTTGAGTCGCATTACTTTCAAACTTTGGCATCTTATTTAGAAATGAAAGAGATTGCACAACCATGTCCAAACCTTCAATCTTAGCTTTTTTAAGCGTTTTTATGTCTATCCCAGTGAATACTGATATAGCTCCTATTATGCCTGATTTGTTCTCCATTATGGCAATATACTGAGCAAAGTTTGGATCGAACCAAGATGAAGGTAATGCCAGTTCTTTACCGTTTAGTTTGAATTTTATCATATGCTTCCGCCTGCGCTGTTTATGTGAATCCATACCCTGTCTCTGCTTTTCTTTGTCATGTCTTATGGAATGAAACTCTAAAGGTGCCAGATTTATTTTTATAAAATTTGCCTAATACATAACGTACCCCGTCAATTAAGTGATTATACTCATCAATCGGTTGGTCTATCTTTTTGCCTTTATGTGTCATCCATTGGTAATGGTTAAGTTCTTTTATTAAATTGTGGCTTGTTTTTGTGACGTGTATAATAAATTCTTTTATGGTTGTTATGCCGAATGAAATGCTATCAGGCCCCTTTATAGCCTCAATTGCATTCATGCCATGATACTTTAGATCTTTAATAGACCTTGGTTCCGCACTATCCCACACATACGGTTTTTTAATATCAAATTTAAAAAGCTTAACCTTATCTACAATTTGGGAGTTTGTTGGGTCTGTCTCGTCATACATTACCTCATTTAAATATAAATTCTTGTTATGCCATTGAACCTCAACTATAGCCGTCGGGAAACCGAAATCTCCACCAAAATACTGATTGTAGGATGGCATTTCATCTATTTCCACCCATTCAGGAAAAATTAAGAGATCTTTTGGGGCCTTTGGTTCTTGTTGATATAGCGAATTAAATGTTACTGGTGTAGTATCTTCTATCTTTTGAATTCTTTCTAAGCTATGCTTTTCCGGCCAAAGTGCTTCACCTATTGATCTTGGGTCATCTGGACTTTCACGTTTTTTAATAGCAGGAAACCTTATAACCTCCCAATCTGAATCTCTTTTTAGTATCCTTCCCGCTAAATCATCTTCATCCCAACGGGTCATAATAACTAATTGCTGAGATCCATTATGCAGCCTGGTTTCAAATACGTCTGTATACCAAGACCAAACCTTTTCTCGTATCGTTCCGCTCATCGCCTCCTGCCTGTCCTTAAATGGATCGTCTATTATTCCTATATCAACCGGCGTTCCCGTTAATGATCCACCTACACCTACAGTTTTAACAAATCCTTTATGTCCAATTATTTCAAATGTCTCTGAGTTTCTAAGAAAGGTGTTCTTTGATGGGTTTATAGCACTATTCTCGTTTAATGATGTGTTTGGAAATATTTCATAATAGGTTTTGTCATCAATGATACGTTGTATATCCCTATTAAAATTACTTGCAATTGTTGCAGAGTAAGAACAAATAGCTATTTTTTGATCTGGATTTAAACCTAATGCGTAAGCCGGGAATCTACGGGTTGAAAGCTCGCTTTTACCATGTTGGGGGGGGACAAATATCATTAACTTTTTTATCTTACCTCTTGCAAAGAACTCTAATTTACTACAAATAGCATCATGATGCCAGTTAAATGCGTAGTCAGGCTTCGTGTATAGAATAAAATCTCTATAATTCCTTCTGGCTAATTCCGCTCTTGCGTTGAATCTCAGCAAGGATTCGTAATTCGTCATCTGTGAGCTTACTTGCGTCAATGCGTTCGTCTTTAACTGTTGTCTTTTGGTCTATCTCTGTTTTGTCTGTATATCCATGTTTAGTTAACAAAACTTTGGCTATGGTACTATTGTAATGACCTCCAAGGGCGTTATTTATAAGAACTGTGGCCTGTTTTTGCTGCAAAACCTCAATAATGTCCGAAAACTCTTTATGTTCCTTCTGCCATAGGTAAAGAGTTGACCGGCTAATTTCAAGATAAAGTGCTAATCCCTCTATTGTAGGAAGGTTTACTTTTAATGATTCCCCCTTACCTGCATCGTTAGCGAACTCTTTAACGTATGACCAAGCATCAACTAATATTTGATTATTGTAATCGGTTGGCCTTCCTCCTGCATGTTCCATGTGAAACCAAATTTAAACTATTTTTTAAACTTTTTATACTGTTTTTCTTTAGTTTTTCAATTTCTGGCAAAATCAATGACTCTGATAATTCCCCGTGAGGGTAGTTTAACTCAGTTATAACCTTTATAGCCGCCTCTATCCCCTCATTGAATCCTTCTATTTTACCTTGATTGAAGGCTATGGGGTGTTCGGTGTTTGCTCCGGTTTTATATGCAACAACCTCCAATCTAGATATGAGTTCATGCACGTGTTCAGAGCCGAAGTACATTGGTGGCGTGCTCGCGTGTATTTTAGCCGCCTTCTCTATTCGTTCCTTGTCTTCTTCTTTCATAAAACTTTCTTTTTTCTGACATAGTAATTTACAAGAGCCTTATGTTGAGAGACTTTCATTTTGTCAACCATCTCATGAAGAATAGATAACATTTCTTCCTCTCGCTTGCCTTCATCCGCACCATCTACATTAGTAGTGATGAAATCAATAGCATCAATCAAGGCATTAATATATTTGTGCTTAACGTGCATAGTCTTTCATTTTATAATTACGATATTACTCTCGGTTAGTATTGATGCAGAGTCAACACATGGGTATCCACCTATAGAATAAACTATTCCTGCATTTTCAGCCGCCTTGTCTAACGTAGCCTTACCACATTCTAATTGAGCGCGACGACAGAC